CCGTGGCCCGCACCGGTGAGCTTGTCGGTGAGATTTTCGTGGAGGTTAAGCCCCCCACCTCTTTCCGAAATAGCGCCTGGGTTGCTCATCGTGTAATCAGCGATGTGGAACTTTCCATTGGTGGCCAACGCATGGATAAGCACTACCAGAAGTGGTGGGCTTTTTACTATAATCTTTGGTTAGATGCTGATAAGCGTATATCTTGGGGTCAGATGACCTCCTCCCCAACTACAGGATTTTCTGTGTATCTTCCTCTCATATTCTTCTTTAACAGAAATCCTGGACTTTATTTACCATTAATCGCACTTCAGTATCATGAGGTTCGTTTAGATTTTGATCTTTCATCTGAATTTGACGATATTACCGATGGGTCTACCTTCAAGGTATGGGCCAATTATGTTTATTTAGATACAGAAGAGCGCCGCCGCTTTGCCCAGGGCGCCCACGAATACCTGATTGAGCAGGTCCAGCACACGGGTGAGTTTGGCGTCACGGAGGGACAGGCCACTAACGTTCGCCTTACGTACAACCACCCCGTCAAGGAGCTCGTGTGGTGCTTCCCACTTCAGACTGGATCTACAACTTTACGTGACTTTGGAAGTGATCCATGGGTAATTGGTTTTGGTGAATCTTTTGATTTAATTTCTTTATCTGGCTGTCCATGTGACAGAGGATCTGAATATTATGAAGAAGAACACGGTCCTCTGGAAACCTTTAAGCTTATCCTCAACGGTCAGGATCGCTTCAAGGAACAGCCCGGTAAATACTTCAACCAGGTTCAGCCCTTCTACCATCACTCGGGTGACGTTCCCCTGGGTATATACTCCTATTCATTTGCCCTTAAACCCGAGGAACACCAGCCTACGGGCACCTGTAACTTCTCGCGTATTGATAACGCACAGGCGGCCATTTCGATCAAGTCTGGTCTTACTGACAACACCACGCTTTCTATGTTCGCGGTGAACTACAACGTCCTCAGAATCCAGTCCGGTATGGGTGGCCTTGCCTTCTCCAACTAAATGTGTGTCTCCTTAATAAAAACTTACAAAAATCCAAAAATTTACAGCGCCCAAACACTGTAAATTTTTGCCGAAAAAAAAATCTTTCCCTATAGTAAACAACAATGGCTGGTGGTCTCATGCAACTTGTCGCTTACGGTGCCCAGGATGTGTTCCTTACGGGCAACCCCAAGGTTACTTTCTTTCAGGCGGTCTACAAGCGCCACACTAACTTCGCTATGGAGAACATCGAGCAGACCGTGAACGGCACCGCGGGTGACGGCGGTCGCATCTCCGTGACTGTGGCCCGCAACGGTGATCTCGTGGGTGAGATGTACTTGGAGCTCACGTGCAAGACTGGCCTCGCCTCTAGATCTATCGGTGATTCCTTCGACGGGTGCTGGGTGGCCGAGCGTGCCATTGAGGACGTTGAGCTTTCCATTGGTGGACAGCGCATCGACAAGCACTACCAGCGCTGGTGGCGTCTCTACTCCGAGCTTTACCTCGACGAGGCCAAGAAGGTCAACTGGGCGAAGCTCACCACCAACGCGACGGGCGAGACCACGAGAGTGTTCCTCCCTCTAATCTTCTTCTTCAACAGAAATCCTGGTCTCTTTTTACCTTTAATCGCTCTTCAGTACCATGAGGTTCGTTTAGATTTTGATCTTTCCAGTGTTTTCTCCAAGTTCTTCAGCTCCACTGTTAAGGTCTGGGCCAATTATATTTACCTCGATACCGAGGAGCGCCGCCGCTTTGCCCAGAAGGGCAACGAGTACCTCATCGAGCAGGTCCAGCACACGGGCACCGACGCGGTTCAGGTCGGCGGCACCAAGCAGGTGCGTCTCTCCTACAACCACCCCGTCAAGGAGCTCGTGTGGTGCTTCTCCGGCTCCAGCTCCAACGCCGCCCTCTGGAACTTCACCTCCAACGTCGGCACGGACAGCTCTGTCATTCTCGAGTCCAATCCCGCGGCCACGGCCAACGTGTGCCTTGTGCCCACCTCGTGGGGCACGGGCTCTCCCATGTACCTCGGTGGCGAGGACGGTTCTCTGTGCCAGTGGGTGGAGGAGTCCGACGTGGCTGCCGCCCGGTCGGTGGGTCCCCTCAACACCTTCAAGCTCATTCTCAACGGTCAGGACCGCTTCAAGGAGCAGTCTGGTAAGTACTTCAACCAGATCCAGCCCCACTGCCACCACTCTGGTGTGCCGTACCCAGGCGTGTACTCCTATTCCTTCGCGCTCAAGCCTGAGGAGCACCAGCCCACGGGCACTTGCAACTTCTCGCGCATTGACAACGCCCAGGTTGAAGTTGTTATGAAGGCCAACGCGGACACGACCGCCAACGCCACCCTCAATATGTTCGCCGTGAACTACAACGTCCTCCGCATCCAGTCCGGTATGGGTGGTCTTGCCTTCTCCAATTAACTTATAGTTTAACCTTAAAAAAAAAATACCCCCCAAAAAAAATTTTAAAAAGATTCCCTCTTTTTAAAATGAGTTTGGGTACCACGGCTATGGTGACCTATGGGGTATGTTTTTATGTGTTTCCAACTTTAACTCTTGCGTCCACAGTGGGCACCGTGTCCTTTCTTTTAAATAAAGTTTATAGTGGTATTAAAAGAATATGTCGGAGATCGATCTGATAATCAGCAAGTATCCAGATAGGGTACCGGTGTATGTTCGAAAGGCACCCAATGCCAAAGATAACATAGATGATTTGGAAAAACACAAGTATCTCATACCAGTGGATATGACAATGGGAAACTTTCTGTGTGTGATCAGAAAACACGTGAAGTTGTCCCCCTCGCAGGCTATTTTTATTTTCGTGGCCAAGAAAGGTGTTTTGGTTCCCAATTCGTCTATGTTTGGTGAAATTTACAATCAGCACGTTGATGACGATAAAATGCTACACTTAGACTACACAGGTGAAAACACATTTGGTTAAAGTTTTGAAACGTCTGATAGTAAATATGAAACTGTACACGGACGGAAGTTGTTTGGGCAATCCAGGCACGGGAGGGTGGGCGGCCATCTGCGTGACCGATGGGGACAGTGTGTTTTTCAGGGTCGCGGGAGGAGACTCACACACCACCAATAACATCATGGAACTCACGGCTGTTATTAGGGGTCTAGAAAGGTACGGGGGTGGTCCAGTGAAGATCTACACTGACAGTAAATATGTCATGGATGGTATCACCAAGTGGATCAAGGGATGGAAAAGAAACGGTTGGAAAACCTCCACGGGGAGTGATGTCAAGAATAAGTGCCTGTGGGAACAATTGGACGCGCTGGTCACGGAGTTTGTCACCTTCGAGTGGGTCAAGGCCCACAACGGGGACCGGTGGAACGAGGAGGTGGACACACTGGCCCGAAAGGTGGCCACTACACTGAACTCACCTTAGACCACAGAGACCACCTGTGGGTGTACAAACAAGTCAGAGTTAATAGAACCATTCTCCAGTTTCTACGGTAAAGGTATCCAATAATAATAAAATTCATCATCATTAACGTGTGTTGAAATTTCTTTTGTGTGGGGATATCAACACCTGTTAACTTTTTCATAACATTGTAGTAATGTGTTTCATCGTTTCCATTTCTTTCGTTTTGTGGAAGTAATTTGTTTTCCCATATGGAAATTATACACTTGTTGTCAAAAAAGATCCAGTGGAGCCCCACCACGGCACATATCAGTGTGTAAAAGCACAGGTATCTCTCTGGTAACCAGAGAGGTCCCAACATCTGAAACCCAAGTATCCAAAATGTGTGGATGAGTAAAACCAGACAAAATAAAGTATTCATAATTGTTAATATGTACACAGAAAATATTGATAGATCAATCAAAGAGGAATGTACAATTGAATATACTCAAGACTATAAAAAGTTTTTTGAAAATTTTACAAACAATGTTGTTCTGTTCATTGATGAAAATGTTAAAAGATTGTATGGTTCACCAATTGAAGATCCCCTGATTTGTTTCGTGACCCCTTTATCCGACGAGGCCAAAACACTTGACTACTACGCCCACGTTGTCAACGAGATGGGTAAGCACAAGATCGATTCACACGTGACCGTCGTGTCCTTTGGTGGAGGATCTGTCAGCAATCTGGCTGGTTTCGTCGCTGGGACCTACAAGAGGGGAGTCAAATTCGTGAGCGTCCCGACTACCCTTTTGGCCATGGTCGACGCGTGTATATCATACAAACAAGCTATAAACACGTGTCACGGAAAGAACCAGGTTGGACTCTACAAGGTTCCTTCTAAAATTATAATTGACAGATGTTTTTTAAAAACTTTGGATCAGAGATTCATAAGTGATGGCTACGCCGAAATAATAAAACATGCCGTGTGTGAATCTCCACAACTGTTGCGCGCTTTATCAGAAGATGATTCGGAGGACGTTGTGTTGCCGACAATAAAACTAAAAATAAATCATATAAAAAATGATCCGTGGGAACTTCATCCAATTTTGATGTACGGTCATCAGATTGGTCACGCCATCGAATACCTCTCGGGGGAGCGGTACTATCACGGCGAAGCGATCAATGTGGGTATGATTGGTACATCATTCATAGGTGAACAGTACCTCAAGGAACACAAGATACTTTCAGATAAATACAATCTGCCAAAAACTTTTTCAACCGAGGGTGAATTTACTCTTTCACAAGTGATCGACTTCATGTACAATGACAAAAGTGTTAAGAATGGTAAGGTTTATTATTACATTCGAGGGGAAGAAGTTCCAGTCACAGATGATCAGATCCGAAAAAGTTTAAACTACGTGTGTAGAGATAGATACATATTCAAGAATGGATACGAGATGCCCAAAAATATTTTTGGAACCTGTGGCATCAAAGAGGGATCCGTGTACGAAGCGATCAAGGTGGGGTACCGCGCATTTGACTGTGCCTACTACTACCAAAACGAGCAGATGATTGGTCAAGAGATCAAAAGGGCCCTGGACGAGGGGTTGTGTACCCGAGAAGATCTTTTCGTCATTGGAAAACTTTGGAACAATCAACATGACATGGTTGAGGAAGCATGTAAGAAATCACTCTCACTTTTGGGTCTGGATTATTTCGATCTCTATATGATCCACTGGCCCGTGAGGTACACGGGGTTCGAGGACGAGTTCGGAACCAAGACTGACATAAAGAAAGTTTACAGAGACATGAAAAAATTAGAATGTACCCTTTGTAGGAACGTGGGGGTTTCTAATTTTAACATTGAAGATCTGGAGGGTATAGATCCGGTGGTCAACCAAGTTGAGTTTCACCCCTACTACAGAAACGAAAAACTGAAGGAGTACTGTGACTCCAATGGTATACTCACAATGGCCTACAGTCCCCTGTCACCCCAGTTTTGTAAGGATTACTCGGCGAAGGAGTCTATTCAGTGGATTCTTCAAGAGGGCGCAGCGGTCGTGACAAAGAGCGACAATCCCTCTCACATGAAGGAAAATCTTTTCGTAGACGGCGAGGTCAAGGAGGACACATTTGAAAATAAAATATTGAAAACTATTAAATGGAGAACCTGATTCTTCTCGGTACGTTTTTTTTCATGATGGACAAATGTCTTTACCCTTGTACCAAAAAAGTTTCTTTTTTACAAAATCTTTTACACTGGATACACAACATAGCGGCCATAACACTGTATGTGGGTCCTTTCATACTGAAGGATACTAGACTTCTTTCGGTTATTTTATTAGGTTCGGCATTTGTGATTGTTCAAGGAGCTGTCAGCAGAAACAGAGACCAACAGTGTTTCTTGATGCCCATCTACAACAGAGAATGTGGTGTAGACGAGAACAGATCGCTGTTCGACATTATGTCCCTCATGGGAGTAAAAAGGCTACTCACTTCCGAACAGTTCCGGTATTTCTATTATATAATACAAATAATAATATACTCAATAATATTATTAAAAGTATTTCGGGAATGAAAAATTTTGAATAATTTTTAAAGTCCCTTATTATTCTTTTCAATGTAATCTGACCAGCGTAACTACAGAAAGGTGAATTAGACGTTTTGAGATCGTTCCACGAAGATATATTGTGAAATATTTCATTGTGTGTGTCTACACCCACGTTATCACACGTTTTACACACGGTGTTAAAATCTCTTTGGTCGTCCCCCGAAGTGTCTTTCAAACACCTATCTAAAAAATCCACGAGGTCACCCGCGTACCCCATGTACATTCCTGAGTTTACTATACCAAGTGAATCACACGAACCAAAAACCTTTTTACCCCAGTATCTAAAAGGTGACAGACTGTTTGTGTTATTAATACGATCATTCGAAAAAAGAATTTTACAATTTTTATTTACAAAGATATCGTAAACCTCACTTGGATCTTTGTGTATAACGGTATCAAACCCGTCCAGGAAAACAATTACTCTTGATGGTTCCACCGTGAGACAATAATCACGGACACCCTTAATTTTGTCTGTAAAACCATTCCACTTTGTACCCAATCCTAAAACCTTCATGGGTACACCGTACTTGTTGTTTACAAGATCATCCAGAGTACCCTCTTTATGTGTAGCGTAAGTAATTATGTCCATTATTTATTGGTATAACTAGATTTTTTTTAATCAAATCATTAAGTAATTTTTTTTCATCACTCCAATTGTGACCAAACGAAAATAATTCACCAACATTGTCATTAAAGTTACGGTTTCCGATGTGTTCAGTTGGGTTTGTTAAATCTAGATCAAACCCATATATGTATGGTGTCTTACCACATTCTAAACAAAGTAGAATCGTCATCATTCCAGTCGAAAAGGTGCCTTTGAAATTATATTTTTTGTGTAAATAATAATCACTTGGTAAGGTTGGAACTTTTTTAAATGGATCTTGGAAAAATTTTAACAATGGATACGTTAGGTATTTTCCAGTTGATCTAAACATTCCAAATTTATTATCATATTTTTTGTTTGTTGGATTGGAACAACAGACCAAAGTGCCTACTATCCATATGTCTGTTTTTGTGCCGACTTTATCTTCGTAACCTTGAGTCCTGAAATCATTAAATCTAATGACTTTAAATTTTCCAGAGTCTATAATGGATCCCATATCATCTTGAATTCTCGGAGAATTTCCTATCAAAATGACTGGTTTATCTCTGATGTATTTTCCAAAGTCATCGGTACTCATGCTGTCTGAATAAAAAATGTATACTATTAATAATATGAATACAAGTACAATCATATACTATGTACACTTTATTTTTATTTTGTTTTTTATGTTTGGTGGAATGTTCCGGGGTGTGGACAAGAAATTATACTTGATGGTAGCAAAACTGACTGTTCTTGGTTGGATACTTTTTGGTGGATGTATATTAAACAGGGGACAGGGGTACCCAGACGAGTCGTTTTCAAAACAAATATTCAAAGACATGGGGTTTCCGTCATATGATAATGGTGACAAGTTTACTATGTTTTTTATATATCTGTCCATTCTCAACTCGATCCGATTGACAAAAGATTATAGTATACTATATGTATTAGGGTTATATATTATAACAAATAATACAGGCTTAAAGAAAATACTCTATAATAAGGTATAGGACCAAGTAGCTCAGTGGATAGAGCGTGGAGCTTCTAACTCTAAGGCCGCGGGTTCGATCCCCGTCTTGGTTACCATGGTCTCTTAGCTCAGTTGGTTAGAGCGTGGTGCTTATAGGTTCGAGTGCTCAGTACTCCCACCCATACCAAGATGGGTCACTCCGTCAGAGGCACGCCAAGGTCAGCGGTTCGAACCCGCTAGGGACCACGACACAGAGTACCACGGTACTCTGCGGCTCCTATAGCTCAGTAGGTTAGAGCGATTGGCTGTTAATGTAAGTTCTATGAACTTGATTATGGTACCAGTAGGTCAGAGGTTCGAATCCTCTTGGGAGCGGGTGGATTTCCACCAGTGATGTGATGCCCGAGTGGTCTAAGGGGGCGGACTTAAGCTCCGCTGTGTATAAACACGCGTGGGTTCGAACCC